CCTTCGTCGACGGCGCAACTCGCCTGACGCGCGAGGACATCGCAGCACGCACGAACATGAAACTCTCGAGCGTCTGCGGCCGCGTGCGCGAACTGCTCGACCTCGGCCTGCTCCGTGTGGCCGGCACGCGCAAGGATCTGGCGACGCACAACAGCCAGCAGCTTCTCGCCCTCCCGTTGGAGGCCGCGTGAGCTTCCATCTCGTCAATCTCGCCTGGCAGCGCGACATGCGCGCGGCTCAAAAGATCGTCCTGCTCGCGCTGGCCGATTTCGCCCAGCAATCGACCGGTGAGTGCTTCCCGTCCGTTCGCGTGCTGTCGGCAAAGTGCGGCCTGTCTGCATCGGCCGTGCGCGCTCAGATCAAGTCGCTGCAGGCCGCTGGCCTCGTCGAGACCGAAACGCAGGCTGACGGCATCGTCTACCGCGTGAAGCTCGGAGGTGCGGCGTCGTGAGCATTCAGGCAATGGCGTGGGCAATGGATCAGACGGTTGTCGCTAACCCGACCGCTCGTCACGTGCTTCTCGTGTTGGCGAACTATGCGGACGTCAAGGGAAAGGCTGCTTTCCCATCCGCCGAAACGATCGTCCGCCAAACAGGCCTTTCCGAGAGATCGGTACGCAACAAGCTGGCCGAAATGGAAGAGATCGGGGTGATCGTTCGGGGCAATCAGGCCATCGTCCAGGCGTACATCGACCGTGGCGATCGCCGTCCAATTTGCTACGACATCGTCATGAATCAGGACGACAAGCGGGGTGCAGGAGATGCACCCCGTACAGCACGGGGTGCACGTGGTTCCGTTACGGGGTGCACGTCGTTCCAGAACGGGGTGCAGGAGATTCCAAAACGGGGTGCAGGAGATGCACCCAATCCACCCATTAATCCGTCAATAAAACCGAAAGATATATCGGACGCTACGCGCCCGACTCGCGCGGGGAATGCAAAGAAGACGCGGATCGCTGAAGACTTCGCAGTCAGCGAACGAGTGCGTACATGGGCCGCGAAGAACGGACACACGAACCTTGAGCGCCACTTCGCCGCGTTCGTCACGAAGTGCCGCGCCCGTGGATACCGCTACGAGAGTTGGGACGACGCATTCATGGAAGCCATTCGCGAGGACTGGGCTGGCCTGAACAAGCACACGTCCGGCGGCAAGAACGACCGTAGCGCGGCCGCTGCCGCGATTTTCCCGACTATCAACAGCGCCTCCATGGGGTACATCGATGTCTGACCTGATCGACGAAGTGCAGATCAAGCGCCTCTTCATGCTGCTGCACGGCATGTACGGCAACTCGGTGCTCGACAAGTACCGCATCGGCCAGGTGGAGAACGGCGAAGACGTCGGCATGTCTTCGGCGCGTCAGGTGTGGCTCAACGGCCTGCGCGAGTTCCCGCAGCCGATCGTGATGAAGGCTCTGGCGAAGTGCACCGAGAAGCACAAGACGTTTCCGCCGACGCTTCCCGAGTTCCGCGACATCTGCAAATCGCTGATGCCGCGCCGGTGGACAGCAAACAGCGAAGCCCCGCGTCTGGAGATGAGCGAGGCGCTTCGTTCGGAGCAGGTTGAACGTGCTCGGCGCGCCATTGCTCAGACGCGCCTTGAGCGCGATGGCGGGCTCAAAACGGCCGACGGTCTCCGAGGGCTGCATGTGCTCATCGCGAAAGCCGTGGGCCACGCCGGCGGCGACGAGGCAGCGACGCTGATGCAGCTCGACGCGCAGCGCACGGGAGTCGCACGGTGACGAAGCGAACCGCAGCACTCCATTACCCGGCAGGAACAACGCAGGTGGGCACGGCGCGCGTGCGCGCGGAGCGCAGCCATCCGGGGTACGCCCAGCGAAAGCTTGCAGAAATGCACGGCACGCAGCCGAACAGCGAGTTCGACGAGATTGCGGATGGCGTAAAGCCGTCGGTGTCGCTCGCGCGGCCGAAAGGACCGGCAGCATCGCCGCGCGCTGCTGCGAAGGCGGCTGTGCAGGCGCTCGGGCGTCTGAAGGCCGGCGCGATGAACCAGACGGAGGCGCGCTATGCAGCGCACCTCGAATCGCGCAAGCAGGCCGGCGAGATCGCCTGGTACCGCTTCGAGGGCATGAAGTTCCGCCTCGCTGACAGCACGTTCTACACGCCTGACTTCGCCGTGATGCTTTCCGGCGGCGAACTCGAATGCCACGAGGTGAAGGGCCATTGGGAAGACGACGCGCGGGTAAAGGTGAAGGTCGTCGCCGACCAGTACCCGCTTCGATTCATTGCGGTGACGGCAAACAAGAAAAAGTCCGGCGGAGTCTGGGCGATCGAGGAGTTCTGATGGCTGGCAACAAGAAACCGCGCAAGGCGTACCGCCCCCGCGCAATTAACAAGACGATCGGCATCGATGTGCTCGAACGCCGCACGCCGATGGACAACACCCAGACGACGGATCTCGGCATTGCCTATCACGTCGCGCTCGACGAAATGCTGCACGGGCGGGGAACCGAAGAGCACTGGTCGACGGTGGTCTGTGCCCTAAACCTGACGCTTGTGCTGGCGGAGCGCGGCTTCGGCGCGGCTCTGATGCCCGTAGCTAAGAGCGCCCTCGACGGAGCCGTGCGAGCCCGCGACAGGGCCCGTACGTGCGGTCGCTGGGGTCTCGACGGCGACGCCAAGAACGACATGAGCACTGCGCTCGCACTTCACGACGAGCAAATGCGCCTCGCAACGAAGCGCCACGTGCTCGATGCGATTGCTGAAGTACATCGCCGCATCGATGCCGGCCACGCATTCAAGGAGGCAGCGTAATGGGCGGCAAGCGCTGGAGCGAAGCGGAGAAAGCCGTGATCGCACAAATGGCGAAGGAAGGCATCTTCCTGATCGACGGCATGGACCGCCTGCCGGGCCGGACGTATGACTCGGCGCGAATCGTGGCATCGAAGCTGAAGATCGCGATGAAGGACGCAGTCGCCTGGACGGACGAAGAGCGCGAGGCGCTGCGCCAGATCTACCGCAGCAAGGAATCGATCAAGGTCGGCATGGCCAAGCACCTTCCGAACCGCGGCTACATCGCGGCGAAGGGAGAAGCGCAGCGCATGGGTCTGACCGGAACGAAGAAGCGCAGGGGCCGCACCGGCTATTCGTGGGTCGAGCGGGCCGTCGAGCAGGCGCTTGAGCGAAATGACCTTCTGGCCGTCGACGAGCTCGTCGAAAAGACCGGTGCGTCGATCAGTTCGATCGGGCGCGCGCTGCAGCGCATGCACGGCAAGAAGGCTCACATCGGCGGCTGGACGCGCCCGCACGGCAATGGCGACTACGCCGCGCGCTGGGCGATCGGCGGAGGTGCTGACACGCCGCGGCCGCCGCGCAAGACGGCGCGCGAGGCATGCCGCGACTTCCGAAAGAAACAGCAGATCCGCGCCGGTCGCATGGACCCGTTCGCAACCCTCATCCAACAGGTGGCTTGAATGAAGCTCTACGTCGCGGGGCCGATGAGCGGCTATCCCGAACTGAATTTTCCGGCTTTCCATGCCGAAGCGGCGCGCCTGCGCGCGCTGGGCTTCGAGATCGTCAACCCGGCAGAGATCAACACCGATCCGGCCGCCGAATGGCTCGATTGCATGCGCAAGGACATCCGCTACCTCGTGACCTGCGACGGCATCGCGCTGCTTCCCGGCTGGGAGCAGTCGCGCGGGGCGAACGTCGAACACACGCTCGCGCGCGGCCTTGGCTTGAGAGTGTTCGTCGCACGTCGCCTGATCGGCCTGGCTGGCGACATGCCTGTGATCTCTCAGGCCGCTGTCATCGAGCAGTTGGAGGCGGTATGACGTCGAAGGCATCCAACCCGAAGGATCTCGTGGGCGTCCGGAAGGCGCCGATGTCGACCGTTTCCGCCGCTGTGATGGCTGAAGTCGGCGTCGCGATGCTGGAAGGCGCGGCGAAGTACGGGCGCCATAACTACCGCGCCGTTGGCGTGCGTGCCTCGGTCTACTACGACGCAACCATCCGCCACCTGTTCTCGTGGTGGGAGGGCGAAGACCTCGATCCGGATTCCGGCATGTCGCACATCACGAAGGCGATCACGTCGCTCGTCGTGCTTCGCGACGCGATGATTCAAAACATGATGACCGACGATCGCGCGCCGATCTCCAGGGATTTCTATCAGGCGCTCAACTCGGCGGCCGCAGCGATCCTAGACCGTCACGCTGACAAGAGCCCGCGTCACTTCACGATCGCAGACAGTCGCGCGGAGGAAGTGTGAAGCGTTCCGCACCGCTGCAGCGCAAGTCACCGATGAAGCGCTCGCCGTTCAAGACGGCCGATCGCGCGACGTCGCTGCGCCGCTCGGAGATGAAGCGCCGCGTGAAGAAGCCGACGGTCGCGGAAGGCTCGAAATATCTGGCGGCCTGCGCGGGCGAAGACTGCTATCTGCGCGTTTTCGGCGTGTGCGTAGGGCGGGAGTCGGTCGTGCCGTGCCACTCGAATCAGGCGCGTGACGGCAAGGGTCTGGGCATCAAAGCGAAGCACGAAAAGACAGTGCCTGGCTGCTGGGCGTGTCATGCGTGGATCGACCAGGGCAAGTCTTCGCGTGAAGTGAAGTTCGAAACGTGGGACCGCGGGTATGCGCGCTGGGTGCCGGTGCGTGCCGCGAAGATGGGTTTGAAGGAGGAAGAAAGTGCAGGTTTTGATTCGAGTGCCGACGGATACGCGATGGCGCACGCCTCGCGGCAGGAACGGGAAGCGGTATCTGCT